GATGTCCTTGCTTATACCCACAATTCTTATAGTAATTCCACGGGTCTCCTTTAACTCCTGGATGCTGTTGTGAATATGTCGCTTTTTCTGCTGCTGTTTGCGCCGTGGCATCATCGGGTGCTCCGCCTAACATTGCTGCGACAGTTGCTCCGGTGGCTGCGAGCTTCTTCCAGTTTACCTCGTCTAACCTACCTTCTCTAACCGGCAAGGCACCGTTCTTCTTCTTAGATTTCCAGGCTTTGGTGTCAGTTGTTTTGGCCTTAGGTATAAATTCGTGCGATTTCATACAGTTATTTATCGGTTGACTTCAGTTGCGTTTGATGTTACAATGTTTCTATGCTGCGAATTTATAGGAGAAGTACATGAAACGAATTAGAGCACTCCTAGTAGTGTTAAGCCGTATTTTTGGTCCTCCTGCGCTGGTATTTGCTGCGGGATGGATAAGCTACGGCTTGTGGAACGACATCTGGGTATTCAATGAACGAACAGTATTAGCTGGAATTGCGATCGGGGTAGTAGAGATGGCGATCGGTATATTTCTGTGGTTATTTTGGATGTTAAGCACCCTCGAGATGGAGCGCACGGAGCGCGAAGAAAAAGCTAAACTCTCCGGTAAGTAAAAATGGAAATCAAAACTGCGCTAGACTGGCCCAAAGTAGAAGCTCCTCTGCTTGAATCAGTCCGTATGCTAAAAGCTTACGACCATAAAGAGCAAGCGAGCAAAGTGGTCTACAACATAGGAACAATGGTGTCGCAGCTATCAAAGCTGGAACTGGAAGCGCGGCGCTCCGCATTCAAAAGCAATCAGCGCGTAACCGAACAACTGGAAAAGATAAACACGGAAATAAATAACCTGGAACAGTGGCTGACGCTGCTGCTATTGTATTAATGGGCACACTGGAACGAACCCTGAACAAATTTCTGAACGAGAAAGAAGCTGACCTACCCTACGTACACTGGGACGGGCAAAAGCTTCTTATTGGCTCCGAAAGCAAACACCTGACTCGCAGCGGGGTTAAGTATAACCGCCTGCTTCGCATTGTGCGCAGGACACGACATGAAACTCGCAAAACAGAAGCATAAGCACATCAGGATTAAAAATCCAGTGTTCTGGCAAATACTAAGTCGAGAACAACAGCTCGCAAAGCAGAGAAGACTTTTCGAAGAAATAATGAGACTGGATATTTTCATTACCACACTTAAACGACAAAACAAAGGAAAAGACCATGGCTAAGACCGTAGCTGGCATTAAAATTAAAACGAAGAAGCCCCGCAAGGACCCGCTGTTCCACGACGAAAAGCACATTGGCTCTGAGCCAGTATGGGACACTGACCGCGCACTAAATCTTGACCCAGCGGCATTTGACTCTCACTTGCGCAAGAGCTTCCGCTACTACAACTATTTCTACACCCAGAAAGAACTGAAGAAGCTGGTTGTAGAGTGGCTTCAGAAAAACGCAAAGCTGACAAAGCCGCAGCTCGCAGCATACATTCAGTCGAGCCCAGATCAAACACCGATGACTTTGTGTAGCCTTGTAAAAGCTATTTCTAAGGGCATGCCGCAGCGAGACCGCGAAAAGAACTACATCCTCGGCAAGGTAATGGAAATCGTTAACAAGGGTGTCGCTGAAGAAAAGGCTGTTAAAAAGGCGGGACCAAAGCTGAAGAAAGGCCAGTCGATTTACACTCCGACCATCCAGGACCGGTTGGCAGAAAAGACCGCTGCCGTAATCGGTGAGCTCGAAGGCGAAGTTGACAATGTTTTCCAAGGCAAGCCGACTACTATCGTGGTGTACGACTTCCTGACTGCTAAAGGCGTAGCCCAAGCACAGGTAGGTAAAATCCGCGAAGTGTTCTTGAAGCAGATCGGCGAAGTAACCAATGCGTTCAAGGGCAAGGACGAGCAGCTGAAAGAAGCGTACAGCCACTTGAAGAAGGCTGATGTTAAGCGCATTGGCGAGTGGTACATTAAACTGCTGGCTGATCTGGATTCGTATGTGTCTGTTAAGAAAGCTGCTAAAAAGCAGAAGGCTCCTCGCGCAGTTAGCAAGGACAAGATCGTTGCGAAGGTTAAGTACCTGAAAGAGAGCAAGGAGCTCAAGCTGGTTAGCGTGAATCCAGTGGATATCATTGGGGCAGCAGTAGTTTGGATTTACCACACCAAGTATCGCAAGCTGGGTCGCTATGTTGCTGATAGCCACGGCGGAACGCTAAGTGTTAAAGGTACTTCTATAATCGGTTACGACGCTGCTAAGAGCACAGCCAAAACGCTTCGAAAGCCAGCAGAACAGCTTGCTGAGTTTATGAAAGCAGGCAAGGTTGCCCTGCGCACACACCTACAGAACATTAAGGCTGTAGAGACTAAACTGAATGGACGCATGAGTGCGGACATTCTGATTCTTAAGGTGGAGTAATGCGTCGGCCTAAGGAGCCGTTGAAGTATTATGTGGTTTCAGTTCTGCTGCTGCCTATAGCAGCAGTTCTGAACCTACTTCGCGGTCTCGAGCACTTAAAATGGCTCTGGGATAACAGACAGAAGTAACGACTAACAGCATAAATACTCTACTAACAAGTGGAGTATGAAATGGCTGAAGATATTGTAGACCCATCCCTAATGCCGTCTATCAACGATAGGAAGAAAGACATCGTTGATTACATCAGTTTGCGACTCGGCGGACAAATGGTCGACGTAGAACTTGATAAAGAGCACTACGATATGGCTGTTAAACAAGCCCTTCTGCGTTACCGTTCAAGAGCAGAACACGCCGAAGAGGAATCATACCTCTTTATGGACTTAGTTAAAGATACGCAAGAATATATTCTCCCACGCGAAGTAACTAACGTTCACGCTATCTACCGTCGAGGTTTAGGGGGATTATCCAATGGAGCCAGCCAGTTTGAACCGTTTAGCTCAGGCTTCCTAAACACCTACATGCTGGTTGCTGGACGAGTTGGCGGGTTAGCGACATATGAACTATTCGTCGATTACCAAAAGCTAACAATGCGTATGTTTGGCGGATACATCACATTCCAGTTTAACCCGGCAACTAAGAAGCTGTGGATCGACCGTAAGATACCGTTTGGAACAGAGTCAGTGTTGCTCAAAGTACACAACTACAAACCAGACCAAGCAATCCTAAACGACCACCGCGCATTTCCGTGGATACAAGACTACGCTTACGCAGTAGCAAAGCACAGCCTTGGTGAAGCCCGTGAAAAATTCTCTCAAATAGCAGGACCACAGGGCGGCGCAGCGTTAAACGGTACAGCACTTAAAACTGAAGCTACAGCCGAAATGACCCAACTTATGTTAGACTTAGGTCAATACATAGACGGCAGCTCTCCGTTATCGTTTGTTATTGGCTAACCAAAACATTTGACGATTTCTACGCTTTGTAGTATCATTAGCGTATGAAAATTCTAAAAATCTTGTCCGAACCCGGCGACCAAATCGGAGCATTCGATGTTCAGGTTGAGTTTACACTTGAAGACAACGAGAGCCAACTTGAAGTAGGGCACTGGATTAGCCACACCTTTACTAAGAACTTTGTTCTACTAGAGCACTCTGAGCGTATCTACGCCGGAGGGTGCGTAGATAATGCCCAAGGGTGGGACAATGAATGGAATAGCCGCGGCGCACCCGAAAAATATCAGTGCGTGTATAAACTACGGATGATGAGTGAAGACCGGACTATTTTCATGCTAAAGTTCGGACATAATTTAAAGGACAATGAATATGATTATTAGCCTCTCAGGAAGAATCGGTAGCGGTAAAGATTCAGTTGCGGATTACCTTGTTAGAGAATACGGGTTTAAGCGCGAGTCGTTTGCTGGAACCCTGAAAGATGCTGTAGCAGATATCTTCAGTTGGGACCGCGAAATGCTCGAGGGCAAAACTGCTGAAGCAAGGGCAGAGCGCGAAGTAGTTGACAAGTGGTGGGCAGATAGGCTAAACATACCGCATCTATCTCCGCGCTGGGTTCTTCAGTATTTTGGCACCGACACTTGTCGCAAGCACTTCGCAGATGACATCTGGATGGCAAGCTTAGAGAACAAGCTAAACAAGATGAAAGGGCAGGACATAGTTATTAGCGATTCCCGCTTTATGAACGAGCTCTACACCCTAGCCAGGGCCGGGGCAAAGACTGTTCATATTAAGCGAGGAGAAAATCCTACCTGGTGGCAAACCGCGCAAAACGCCCACATGAACCACAAAGCAGTTGAGACTATGGACATGCTAGGTATTCACCGTTCAGAGTGGGATTGGGCCGCGTACACGTTTGATGTAGTGTTGCTGAATGATGGTACTCTGGCAGATCTGTATGCTAAAGCTAAGGGGCTCGTTGTGCTTACCGATCTGGAACAAGCTTCGAGGGCTTCCAATGAAGACCAGAACTCTCCAGCTCTGTCTTACAATTAGAGCAGATAGTCTTTAAGTTAATCCACTCATTGTGTTGTCCATTACCATCAACGTGATGAACTGATGCTTGCTCGGGTATCTTAAACTTAAACCCACACCTTTCACAGGCACTCTTCTTTTTGTAACCTGATTTAAGCCAGCCTGGTGGGGCTGGCTTTTTCTTTCTCCTGTAACAGACTATACACTTCTTACGGTAATAGGTTTTGCCGTTTTTTGTGTAGTTCTTAGACACCGGTTTCTTAAGGCAGCAAGGACAAGTTGGCAGGCTAGGCATACTAATACTTATCTGGTTATTTATAAAGTACCAGGTAACAGGGGCTTTTTGGCTTATATTCGATAAATATCTATAACAGCTATTAGGAGAATTATAATGCTAGTATCCCCAGGACTCGAAATTACCGTAACAGACGAATCGCAATATGTATCAACAGCAGTTGGTACCGTACCGTTCGTTCTGATCGCAACAGAGCAAGACAAACTATTTAATGGAACAGTTGCCCCGTACACAACAAAGGCTAACGCAGGTAAGCTTCTTGGTGTTACTAGCCAACGTGATTTAATTACAAATTTAGGTTATCCTAAGTTCCAAGTCAGCTCAGCTGGCACTCCGATCCACGGAAGTGAAATTAACGAATATGGACTAATGGCAGCTTACAGCTCGTTAGGATCAGTAAATCGTATGTACCTAATCCGTGCTGATATCGATTTAGCACAATTAGACGGTACAGCAGTTCGCCCAATTGGTGACCCAGCAAACGGAACTCACTGGTTAGACTTAACAGATACTTCGTGGGGTATCTACGAATGGAACGCAGTAACACAAGAATTCGTTAATCGTATTCCATTGGTGTTAACTTCCCCAGCTTCGACATTTAACGACGCAGGTGTTTTAACACCAGTTGCTACCGTCGGACAGATTGGTTCTTACGCAGTTGTAGCAGCTAGCCCAAATAACTACATCTTTTACAAGCGTGCCGACGGCGTATGGGTAATGGTTGGCAGCACAGGATGGCAAGAGGCATTCCCGACAGTAACTGGTACAGTAGCATCTCCAACAATTACTCCGAGCGGCACTATTACAATTAACACGACAGAAGTGACAATGTCAGGTACTACAGTTACTGATGCCGCTGCTGATATTAACGCAGCTAACATTGCCGGCGTAACCGCAGCAGTGGTAGGCAATAAGATTGCTCTGTACGCAACTAGCCTGGCAGAATCAAACGGCGCAACGGCAGACGGTAAAATTACGATCGTTGATGGTACTTCGACACCAGGGGCTTCGATGGGGTTAACAGCTGGAACATACGCTTGCCCAGCATTGTCGTACGGAACTTACGTCCAAGTGCCAGATTGGAGAACTCTTGACAGCACACCTCGCCCAACAAGCAGCGTATGGGCTAAGACTTCGACTCTTGGCGCAGGCGCATCGTTTGCTGTTAATAAGTATGAAGCAGAGAATGATGTTTGGACTCCGGTACCAGCAACAATCTACGAAAACGAAGCCGCTGCGGCGTATGCGATGGATCCATATACCGGTGGTTTTTCAATTCCAGTGGGCGCAATGTATGTTCGACGAAATCAACTAGGCAACAATACGTTAAATTACAGACTGTTAGTACGAGCTACACAAGGAGCAACAGTTAAGTCTGGAACCGCACCAGTTGCTCCAATGGCGTTTACTCCCGGAAATTCGTTCTCAATGGCAACTACCGTTAGTGGATCTAGTACTCTTATAACTACAACAATAGTGTTATCTGGAACAACTGCTGAAAGTTTCGTTAGCGACGTGTTGCTTGCTAATGTTCCTGAGGTTGATATCAGGATTGAAGAGAGTGGAGCAATTACGTTTTTACACACGCAAGGCGGGTATATCTCTTTATTAAATGTTGCCGGTACTCCTCTTACTACTGCTGGATTTACGACAAATACAGTAGGTATTCGTGTCCCTTCCGGTAGTACTAACTTGGTGTTAAGTAACTTTGATTACCTAACTTACACTTATTCAACTACTCAGCCGTATACTGCTCCAACCGATGGCACGTTATGGTATTACGATAGTCCACTAGAGTGCGACGTTATGATCAGCGATACCACTGGTTGGAAAGGTTACAAGAACGTATCTGTTGATGCTCGTGGTTATAACCTACAAAATACTGACCCAGCAGGCCCAATCATGGCAACCGACGCTCCAGTTACGCAGTCAGATTTAACAGCACTAGTTCCAGGAGACTTGTGGATTGACACTAACGACTTAGACAACTTCCCAGTTATCTACCGTTACACAGCTACTAACAAGTGGCAGCTAATCGATAACTCCGACATAGTAACATCGAACGGTATCGTCTTTGCCGACGCACGTTGGGACACAGACGGAACAACTGATCCAGCAGCTGGCGCATTTAC